CGAATTTGCTTTCCGGCTGTGGCACCTCCTGGAATGTACGGTATGGGATCAGGGTTACCGGGTTCGGCACAATGACATCCGCTTTCGATGCCACTCCGACCTGCATGGTAGCAAGCTGGGTCGTGCCATCATCCGAGTATGTCTGGTCATTCTTACGCTGCACATTACCAACCAGCTTCATCACTGCTGCCAGATCGTTGTTCGCCTGGAAGTTCGCCTGCAGCTCGATCATAAAGCGCTCCTGATCGTACCAGTTATCAAAGCGGAACTCTGACACTGCCGCCTCTGTTTCAAAGAGTGTCTCGCGCTCCCGTTCTTCATCCAGGCAGGAGATCAGGCGAACTCTTGTCGGGCTCACGATATGTACGATCATTCTTTCGTGCTGGCTCATTTCCGGATAGCAGGCGCCGATATAATCTACCAGCGCAGTCAGTGTGGAGGCCTTAATCGGATTCGCCTTCTGGGTCTTATCGTACCGGGTCAGTCCGCCTCTCGCATATGTCTTGCCGCAGATCTCTACGACCTCAGTCTTTACAGCTTCATTTCCAAGATTAACAACATACTGCAGTGCTTCTTTTAAACCTTCTAACATTTCTTACAGTCTCCTTATCTTTAATTTGCTTTTCTCAGATCAATCGGTCCGCCAAATCCGGGTTCAATGATCTCGCCTGTTTCCGGATCGAATCCGCGTGCCGGCGGCGGGATCGTTTCGGCTTTTACCGGAGCATTCTCCCCGGATACGCTGATTTTCTGGCTGTTATCTCCATACTCACTGATCTCGATTCTGCCGCTACGCAGATCCTGACCGATCATCATCATGGTCTCGTCCGCTTCCGGCGGCGCCAGCGTCACATTGGTTGCGATGGATACCTTAATTCCCCTGCGGGATTTATCCGGCTTAAACGTCAATTTGATCGTTATGCTGCGGGACTTGTCCGGGGGGTATTTGGATCCATGATGTTCCGACCAACCTGAGCCATCGCAAGCGTAAAGCGCTCAAGAAGAGCGCCGCCGCATAAGCTATCAAGGCTTATCTTCCCCATGCTACACCTCCTTACACTTAGTTATTAAAGAAATCACTCACCGGATCACCAGAAGGAACTTCTGATTCCGGATGTGCCTCTTTCACTTCTTCCTGCTGCATTTCCCGAGAATCCATGCTTTCCTCTGCATATGCTGCGTCATAGACATCCTGAGGGCCATTGTCCACATAATCGCGGGTACCGTCCTCACGGATCACAGCCATATCGGAATCAATCGCCGACTGCATCTCGATGCTCATGATTCCCCACTTGCTGATCAGCTGACGGAGCATCGTCTTATAGGCCATACCATCGAAATCCTTATACCAGAAGCTGGAATACTTCCATGCATCTTCCAGCGGATACTTGCCGGCCTCATAATCTGCATAGGAAACCCTACAGCGCTTCGGGTTCCGGTCATCTACCGCATTCACATGAAAAGCCTTGCTGTACTTTCCTGCGTGCGCCAGCATCTTCTGTTTGCTCCAGTAGATTGCTTTCCGGAAACCATTCACATATTCGAACATGGCATAATAACCAATGGTTGAAGCATTTTCGCGCATTTCCTCGTCCTGAATCAGATTGACTTCGATATCTTCATTCAGCGGATCGAAGCGAATCAGCTCGCCCTCTTTGATTGCCAGTACATTCAGCTTCTTATACTGGCCGCTGCGAATCGCCAGCTGAATGTACCCTTTATAGCCAAGCTGGAACTGCGCTTCCTTTGCGCCTTTGCTGCGGTTATCAAATGGAACCAGGTAATACTGGCCAAGCTGTGGGGATGGTGAAAGATTCAAGGATTCTCCCAGAAGCGCTGCACTTAAGATACTGGGGTTCGTGCACTCCTGCAGAGCCGGATTTGCCTGCACTGCAGATACAATGCTGGAAATGAAGCGCGTGCCATTTTTACCGCCAACCACATTGTTGATCTGATTCTTCACCGCATCCTGAGTCAGATATGCGGTGAGTCCTACCTTCTGCTGTCTATTTGCCAGACTGTTCTGTACTGCCATAATTTATTCTCCTCCTTCTACTGCTTCGGTACCGGTTCAAACCGGATACCTTCTGCCTTGAGAAATGTTTTCAGCCGTCCAAGCTGCGTCGCCGTTGCATACACGCGAAAATCGACAATATTCACCGGTTCTTCCACAGTTTCCACCATTGTCTCTGTGGATACATCAGAATCCCTGGTGGAAACTTCCGGCTGCGCTTTGTCCTGCTTTCTGCCGGCTGCCATTACTTTCTCTGCCTCTGCCTTTTCCCTTGCCTCACGCTCTGCACGGATCTGTTCCTGCCGGGCCAGATACTCCATCCGTCTTCTCTCCTCTTCCTCCAGACGGTTACGCTCTGCCATTGCTGCTCCCAGATCATAAGTGCGAAGGAATACAGCTTTCATGTCTCCGGCAAACTTACTGTCTACCTCATTGATGACTGCCAGACCTTCGGATACCTTCTGGATCAATGCCAGGATCTCTTCTTTGATCGACTTCATGCTCTTGGATGCATTGGCATATTCCGATTTCATGACCTTTTCAAATGGCAGGATGTCTGCCAGGTCATAAATATTATCCTCATAAAATTCGCGGATCTTAGCCATCTTATCTTCTCTCTGCCGGCGCTCATAGTCCTTTACCTGACCATCAATATTATCGATGGCCTTCTGGACGATACCGGTCAGCTCCTTTACCTCGCGGCCAAACTGTTCATCCGGCTCCAGCAGCTTCTTACGGATCTCGGTGCGCTTTCCGTTTAAAGCATCCACAAATTTATTCAGCTTTGCGCGGTCGGCCTTGGCTGCCTTGATCGTATCATCGGTATACACGGATGTTTCATAATCACGAGCTGCAGCGGTGATCTCAGCTTTCAGCTCTTCAAAGTTCCAGTCAATCTTCTGGATGAAACCCGCTTCCTGCGGGCTATAAATCTTCAGTTCCATACGCTCCTCCTATATTACCGGAAGAATCAGATCCGGTCTGCGTCCGGAAATCACATGCTCCCAGAAATTTCTTTCCGCATTGACCAGATATCGGAGATCATTCTCGGTATCCTTTCTCTCAATAAAATAATGTTTCGTAGTGATCCGCAGTTCGCCCGACCATTCGCTCTTCAGCTGAGCTTTCAGGACCGCGAAATCATACCCGGTCACTGCCAGATAGTGAAGCACCTGGCAGTAATAATTGTCAGGAATCCGGTCGTTCCATTTTTCTCGCTGCATGCTCTGCAGGATATTCGTGGTCTTGATCTCCAGGATGCCTTTTCTGCCATCCAGATCGATCAGCTCCCCGTCTAGTGATGCATGCATCCAAGGGTAATCCGAATTGACGAACATATTATTCTCATCATACAGGACCTGATACTCTGGATAATCCAAGGCAAACAGCGCACGAAGATGCGCTTCAGCAACTGTGCCGTAACGGACATAATCCTGATCTGAGATGTCTTCCGGAGCAACCAGCCCCATCTTCTCTTCCCAGAGTGTCACGTTATCCTTATATGGATTTCTGCCCACGCAGGCGGAAGCATCAGATCCACCGATGTGGTTCTTACGAGCTGACAGCCATTCTTCCCTGCTTCGGAATATGTACTTCTCAACTGGCACGACATACCTCCCGCGCCATACTCTGATACCTGATCCGATCTGGCTGTTCTTTCCTCTGCGCCTTTTCCAGACATGCATCACAGATCCGTTTTTCTCCCGGATCCACATTTACCGGCGTTCCGCACCGGTCACATTTATATCCGTACATGCTTGACTTTTCCTCTCCTTCTCCCATATAATCAGGGTGTATTTAATTTTCATGTACCTTTGATTTCCCGGCGGCTCCACCCGCTGGGATTTCATCTTCTGGGAAGATAGTAATTTCCACCCTCTTATCCCAATTTTCAGCCGGATCCGTAAAACCATTTGCGTATCCATCTTTTACAAACATACTCACATAATCATGTCCGTACGTTCCGCACCATTCGAGCATCAGCTCCATGATCGCTTTCATGTCTTCCTCCTCTTTGCGCATCTTATCACCCCCTTTTCAATCACACGGCTTGTCCCGCTGCTTCTATGTACCAGTGCCAGAGAATGTGGCGCGTCGATCCGCACCAGCCAGTCCCTCGGTTCTAGACCGGCCTTTTTCAATCCAGATCTTCTGTGCCCGCGTCGGTTTTGTTGCTTTGCTCTTTCCCATCTCCATCACCTCCTTTTTTATTTGTTTTACGTCATCTTGTTCTTTTATTCGCTCCATTTTATACTGTACTTACAGGTGTTGCAGCACCGAGTACATAGAAAGGAGGTTATATCATATGAATATGGTTCCGGTTTCTTCCTCCAACTTATCCAGTGTTGGATATGAAAACGGCACTCTGTACGTTCGTTTTCATAACGGAAGTCTTTACGCTTATTCTGGAGTTCCAGAATCCGTCTATTGCGGATTAATGTCAGCCTCATCGCATGGTCATTATCTTGCCTCACATGTGAAAGGCGTTTACCCTTATAGGCGCATTGGTTAATCACTTACGATCAGAATTACTGCCGGACCGTTAACTGAGATCTTCTTATCTTCATGCGGTTCGGCGAATTCTGTTTCTACGCCTTCCCTTCTCTTCAATTCTTCTACCAGGTCACAAGTCTTCACATCTTTTAAATCCATCTCCATCACCTCCTTGCCTGTAATCTCCTCACAAGCTGCTCCGCCATCTTCTAATTTTCATCGGCATCACCCCACCTTCACCGCGATCAGCCACAGGATAAAAAGCTGCGCGCCGAAGAACATCGCTGCATACATCAGCAGGTCATCCCGGATCCGCAGCACCCAGCCGATCAAATCGCTGATCGTCGGCTCCTCTTCCGGCTCCTGATCCTGATCGGAGCGTACCATCACGTAGCTCAGGCCCGGACGATAAATGTCTTTGCTTCTTGCCATGGTTTACTCTCCTCCTCACTTTCTTTTGAACTCCACTTCATACCCCGCCATCTGTGCAATCAGCATCACTTTCCAGAAGGGAATATTGCACGTTGTCTTTTGGCAGCGCATGTTTCTCAGTGTTCCAGGAGCCAGGTCAATACGCTTCCCCAGCTCCCCGTCCTTGATTCCCTGCCGCATTTTGGCCTCGTACATCATGGATGAAATCCGGTCGCTAGTGTCCCGGTATTCTCGCGTCACCTATTCTCACCTCCCCTCTAAATCAGATTGGTTTACAGCTTGCGCTCCTCACCTCGCCGCCTTATACTGTAATTACAGGCTTCGTTAAGCCAAGTACTCTTACAAAGGATATGTTTATGATCGATACTATTTTTCAAATTTACAGCGAGTTCAAACAGCTTTTCGAACCAACCGTAGTATTACTTGTTGGAATCTTTACTGTTCTTGTTACAAAAAACTCCAATAAATATTCTGTAGCCAGAGAACGTGTAGAATGTGTATACCACCCGCTTTTTCTTGCCATTGAACCCTATCTGTATAAAGATGTAAAAATGTCAGATGTGGAAAATTTCCTACAAACCTTCCACGATATAGATCAAAAATATTCATTTCTGGTCTATCCATCGCTACGGCAACATATTGGCTTTTTTATTAAAAACCGCGAAGATAATCTTTCGACTCCTACCACTAAAGAAGAATGGTTTTTAATATGCGATTACGTCTGTAATGATTATGATCGACTGTGTAAAACTGCCCATCTCCCAATTAGAAGCACCGCTTATCGTTTAAACTATCATCAATATAAGTCCAAACAATCCATGTTCTGGGGAACGATTAGGTTGATGCTCCCATCAATTCTTATCGCAGGAATGCTTTTGCTTATCATCAATCCTGTACTCCTTTTGCTGGCATTGCTTATTTTTCTTGCTTTTTACATTCTAAAGATTATGCAATAACGTCAAAAAGGATATAATCACGATAGCTATGAGTGCTTTTCGATCATCTGAATCTGCCTTTGCGTAAACTGGGGTAATCAAAAACAACACAATGATGCCCCAGAGCATTAATTCTCTACCCGCCGTTCTCACCTCCTGCCTTCGTAAACAGATTCTTGCCTTTTACGCTCCCTCGTCCTATACTTTACTTACAGGCTTCTGCCAGAGCCGAGTATTTCAGGAAGGAGAACCATACCATGACCTTAACCAATGACGCTGATAAAATGATCTGCTGTGTATACAGAACATTTTTACAAAGACGTAAAAACGGTTCCTCAAAATCTGTAGCGCGATATTTTTATGATGACTATTTCAAAACCGATGAAAAACTATCATCTTGGATACCTGCGGATTTAGACGACACTCTTTTAGAAATCGGTCGCGCCGGTCTTGTTCAGGTATATATAGGCGGAAATTTTGAGTTGACCGATTTAGGTATAATCTACATGGAAAACCGTTTTAAAAACGGACTTATAGAAGTTGTGGATTTTATATCCAAACTTATTCCGTAACTATTAACGCCTGAGCCATGTCTTACGATGTGGCTCTTCCCTTTGTGGAATACTTTTTATTTTCCTGAAACATCAGGCTCCATTCGCCATCTTTGAATGCCAAAACAAACTCGCTAATGTCATGCATTTCGACGCCATTCACCAGAAGTTTACCGGTACTAACGTTAAGGAAAACTTCTTTCAACTGTTCTGGTGCCACCTCTCTCACCTC